TTTTGATTCATCAATCTATCATTCTTTCCGAAGATGTTTACTTCCCTCTTCTCGAGTTCTGGTGATAGCCGCATGGTGCGGTTGTTGCATAGCCCTTGGGCTACGAAGTGTGGGACCGTTTTAACACGGGACTACAAGGTTGTCGAATTATTGTTACGATTGACCCTCGTTTTCGAGATGGTCCTAGCATTTTGCGCTTGGTCCATTCCTAAGCATGGAGTTGCAGCTACGGCTGCGCTCGTATGGGAGGTCTCGTCGGGCGATAAGTGCTCCCGTGTATTTGCACGGTGCATTGTTTCACTGATTAACTTTTATTACCAGAGGGATGTGCGCGAGCTCATCCCAGTGATATCGTTCCCGACGTTCTATTCTCTGTCAGAATACTTGAGTATTTCCTACTTAGTTTTCTGGCTTCTTGTTCTCCACATCATTTACAGGTATTGGACGCTTAATGCTACAGCTCTCTCGCTGTGGCGTCAAGTCAACGACTATGTGCCAGAAGCACCCGAGTTACCTGCTTGCACCGTCCACAGGGATGGTAGCAATTTTATTTTGATGAACGGAGAAGGCACAACTTTGGGCACAGCTCCCATTGTGAGCTCTATGATTAAGTATGAGTGCAATATGCAAAACGTTGTAATTAACGGTGAGAAGAAGATCACACCTGTTATGACAAAGTGCTGGTTTACCATTAAGGGAGATGACCAACCTAACGTCGTACAACCTGAGAGTTTTGTACCTAATTCCTCTGCTGAGAGAGCTCCCCCGCCTAGCAACACTATTTACTTTTGGATTCAGTTGCCGGAGACGGGTAAATGGGTCAAGCACAGCACCAATCAGTTATGGAAAGCGCCCTTCCACACGAGTGGACATGGTTTGACGCATACGCGACATGCTTTCGAACAACTACGCGACGTCTCCGTAAAGGACATGCAGATTTCAGGACCTAACATGGTACGATTGCCTTACCTCGCCGTTTCTAAGACGGGTAGGCATCCGTGTGAGGCCTGGGAGACCTGCGCTTTACGTGATCCCAATTTCAAGCACCCTGGTGTATACGAGCCGGACGTTTCTGACTTGTTTATGTCATGCTGCGACCTCAATTTTTCACTGTTGTCAGTGAGGATGAAGCCATTGGAGGCTGAAACCAGTTTCGGTGCCCATGGTAAAGTCTATTGCGTGAGCAATAAGATTGCGGCTATGGAGGGGGTGACGCGTGGTAGGTTGAAAGAGGATGCCTTCTTGGTTACACAGAAGGGAGTTTCTTGTCACTGTTTGAGTGCCGGTAAGGGCACGAGTGGCGGCTCCATTGAGTCTGATGCAACTGGCTACCTCTTGGCAATTCACATTGCCGGGCATGAGAAAGTAGAAGGTAAAGAATTTCCAAACTTTGGAATCCCCGGCACTGTCGTGGCCCAATTGATGAGGAAGTACTCTGGGCAGTCGCCCTTGCCTTACTACTCACAAGCCTTTGAGAACTCGTTCGATGCACACTTGGCGGAGGCGATTAAGATGGAGGAAGCTGAAGCTTTGCTTGGCTTGTCTGCACCTATGCTCCCCCCGATCAAGGACGCTGTCGATGCCATTCGTGGCGAAGCAGCTGTGGATCCAGCAGTTTGGAGGGGCGCTATTCGTAAACTGAGACGTGCCACAAAGAATAATAATCAAATAAAGGCTCTCCTGTACAGGAAAGTATCTCAGCGCATACCTGAGTACGACCCTGAGTCCACACCTGAGGACGAGGAACTATGGGCTCTGGTTGAGGAGGAAATCCGAGATCAGATCTATGGTGACTGTGTCAGCGGTGAGTGTGAGGAAGTTCTTGATGATTTCGTTGAGTGCGTGGAAGAGCCTGCTCTACAGGAGCCTGTAAGTCGTATCATACCGCATGGCTATGGCTCTTCTCACGAACTCCAAGGTTTTCGCAAGGACCTCGAGGAGATGAGAGATTTTCGCCAAAGACTGGAGCAGCCCCCGCCGCCCGGACTTCGGTTTAAAATACAGCCTGATATTAAGATTACGCCAGAAAGCTTTGGAGATTTGTCTTCACCTGCTGAAGAAGTTACTATTAGGAGCTACATGCTTGATAAGGATATTCCGCCACCCCGTCATTATACGGACGACGTAAAATCTTGTATTCCCTCTATTCCTGTCTCAGATGATGTTCTGACGGATTGGGATTTAGGCATGAAGCACATCTTTGACAATCTTCAGACCATGACCTTGCTTGAATTCTTGGAATTTAGTGAGAACCACTTACCCACTTTGTATGGACATACACGCAATGGCGTGTTGTTCCAGCAGCTCATACAGCCGGAAGCTCGTGTGGACCCCATTGGTACCGCCGTGGACGAGGATGTGCTGACGCCAATTGGGAAAGTGCCTTACAAGACTAGGAACAAGTCCAAGGCTTATGATGAAGACGGTATCTACCAGAACGTGAGCATCATGGACCAGCTACGCAAATACAATTTGCTCACGAAGGACGGGAAGCTCCGCGGCAATTGGCCGGCGGAAGGACCCGCTGCAGAGAAATCCAGTCTTATTAGTCAGCTGCGGCAGAAGTTGGTAAGAAAGAGAGGCTACGACGCGCAACATTTGATGGAGCGTGTTAAAGGCTTGCCCGCCGGGAGGTGGGATTGGAACATGTCTTTCAAGACATATCTTCAGGGCATCCTGAAGGCCATGGACCCCGTCAAGAATGCTGGCTGGTCCACCCTCATGGACATTAAGACCAAGGGGGAGTGGGCTACCTCACGCAGGTGTCTGGAAAGTGGCCTTTACACGGTTTGCTTGCTACTGAAATCCGACCACGACTTTGTTGTAAGTATGTCTCCCAGAGAGCTATTCTTTAATGGGTACATTCTCCCAGAAGAAGACTCTGTGAAGCCAGAAATACACAAACTCAGCAAATTGCCAGTCAAGGTGCTAGAGGAAATCGTGGAAGAAGGAAGGTGGCGCTTGATCTGGAGGACGTCTGGAAAAGCTGAGTTTGTGACTCGCTTCTTCCACGACATTCAGAACAAGACTGAAATTACCTTGTTCCAAGCCGGCTATACTCATTCTGAGAAATTCCCATACTTTGGGTCTTCCCCTGGCATGGGGCATGACGACGAAGGGATTAGTCGTACTGTTGATTCCATCAAACGCTTGTTTGAAGGACGCCTTCATACGAATAATAACGGAGTTGGCCTTGATGCGAAGGGGTGGGACTTTGGAGTCTCACGCGAGTTGTGGGGTTGCGATGGCTGGCGCCGCGCCTACCTTGCATCTGAGACTGGGGCTCCTATGTGCTTCGTGATGGGGTGCTTGAATCTTTCGATGGCACTCTCCGCTCACGTAGTACGTATTGGGACTATACTCTATGCCATCAATATCTTCGGCATTATGGGCTCTGGTTCATCATCTACATCCGCATCGAACTCGTTCATGCGGGAGCATATTCATTCCGAGGCATTTTGGTGCCTGGACACCATGATTGCTTTGGCTTTGACGATGGGAGATGATCTCATCGGCCGTGATTTAATCACGGAGGAGCACAAGCAGATCTGGAAGGATCTTGGAATGAGGATGGAAGATGAAACTAAGCTTATTCCTGTTGGACAACCTGTTCCGTTTACCTCCCACTTATACAACCTTGAGGCTGAGACTGCCACGTTTGACAACGTTGACAAGCTCATGTTGCGTTTAGTGTTGAGTGAGGCTCACAAGAATTTCGCGCTCACGCGTGACATGGCTTGTGGCATTCTCTTCGCTGTCCGGCACACGCCCGAGGCTCTTGTGATGGTGGAGGATTACGTTCAGACGAAGCTGCCGCAGTTTCGCGATGTTGACTGGACGATGGTCGAGTTCAACCCCGTCACCGTTTTCTAGCACTGCAAGCTTTTGGGGCTGCAGTGGTTGAAGCGAGTCGACCACGTTTCACCACCTCTTTAGTTTTATATTGATAAGCATTGCATATGCTGACCAAAACTTTTAGCAAAAATCAAGTGGACAAAGTGCCACACAAAAACAAGTTAAAACTTAGCGCATTCCATTACTGGTTGCGCACAAAAACAAGTTAAAATTTAGCTCCGATCCTTCATAGGTAGGCGCACAAAAAGAGGTTAAAATTTAGCGCACTTGGCGCACCTAAAAATATATAACCAAACACATAATTGTACTGCGACATTATGTCTACTCCACGCGTTGTACTTACGCCCAAGCAGCAAAAGCAGGTTGCTGCCGCTGCTCCAGCGGATAGAGCCAAGCTAGCGCAGTCATTTCGTGCGCAATCTGCGTTGTTGCGTATGCCCAGGGCCTCCGCCGGGAAGCGTGGTGTGATGCCGGATGTCACCAAATATCACTTTGGTCAGACGCCGGCTAGCTCTAACGTTATTGCACCGCGGGGCTTTGGATACTATGACGCGTTTGCCCACGATCCTGCGTCTGCTTGTACCGCCTTTAGTGTAGGGCCCGCCACTGGTGTCACTGGGACTTCGCGTCACACTGTCACTACGCAGCACCCCTCAGCTACTGGCGGTGGAGCGGTGCTTACGCTCATCGCTCCCACTCTGACCAACATTCAGGGCATCACATACTTTGCCGACGCTGCTGGGGCACTCACGTATACGACAGCCTCTTCTCCACAGCTTGTTGCAGATCCACCGAGCACCGCTATTCCTACGCGTTGTTCTCTGCGTCTTAGGAATGTTAGTCCGCAGTTCACCAAAGGAGGCATTGTCAGGACTCTCCGTATTACTACGGGTTTTACCTTGCCTGCCACTCTGGCTGAGCTTGATGCTTTCTGTGAACTCATAAGAAGTCACGATCGCACCAGGACTTATTCCGGTGCAGCGTTGTCTGATGATTTTCAGATTAATTGTACGGTTGCTGACCAAACCCGCGCCACGAGTTTTCTGGATTGGGTTAACATCACAGGACAGCTGGATTGTAACACCACTCCTCAGTTCTGCGAAGCTATGCACACACCCACGTACACCCCGATTGCTTTGCTCTTTGAGCCGTTTTCGGGTTTCGTTGACTCCTCAACGCTGACCAACACTCCTAATACTTATGAGATCACAATTCGTAGTCAGTTCTTAGGTCGTTACCCTCAAGGTACTATGCTTGCCAATCTGGCCGTACCTCCCCGAGCTATCGGGGACCAGACGAACATCATACGCAACCGCGAGGAAGCGAAGGGATCGGCGTTGCATCCGGTGACTGCTGAGGGATTGGAGGCTGGTGAGAACTTCCTGTCCAAGTTGTCTGAGCAGCTGCCTTTTATGGACTATGCCTGGAAGAAGGAAACCGGATTATCCGTTGGCGACACAGCCAAGATCTTCCGGTCCTCCCTCGTTAAGGGTAAGCCCGGGCGGTAGGAATCATGTATCTCATGATATCCCGCTACAGTAATTTTTCGGGACAGAGTACAGCTATCTGTCTTGTAAATAGTAGGTGTTTTACGGCGTGTCCCTCCTCTGGAGGTGTATTCCGCCGTTCTGCGCTGCGGGGTTCTACATTAAG